TCAAAGGAAGAAAACGCAAACACTGGCTGGCAAATGAATGCCAGAACCAGTAGAATGTGTTTCATTAGTTACCCATCAATGAACGAATCTGTTTTGCAGTTTCGATATCTTTGGTGCCAGTCTTTACGACCACTCGCACAGTATTTGTTGCATTGTCAAACTTTTTGGACTCGACATAGACACCTTGCAAAATCGCCTTAGACTTTGAACGAATGCTCTCTTGCACTTGATATGCAATGTTTGAGTTCACTTCAGTATTTGCAGAACCAGAGAACGCCTGACTCTTTTGCAGAGAATCAGTTGCCGTATTTGTAAACTTATCACCTTCTAGTTCATTCTTCATAAACTCAACGACTTGTTGCTTGGCTCGCATAGTCGCAACAATGAATGCTTCTTCGGTTGCAGAAGGCAGAGAAGATGTTACCTTTGCTGTGCCTGCCGATTGTAGAGATTCAAACTGACCATCTTTGTTGAATTTTACTTTCAGGTCACCGCCCATAAACTCAGCAGTCACCGATTCAGGACCTTCTACTCGTTTGTCACCGAAAGTAGAACATGCCGAAAGAGATACAACAAGCAATGCAATTACAAGACTTTTCATTTCAATCACTCCATAATGTAAGAAATACTACTATAACACAAGACTACCACAAATTGCGGCAATCATCCAAAGAAATAGAACCAGGCAAGACACAAAATGATTGCCGTAATCCAAGGTCCGAACAACAGAAAAGGAATTGTAATCGGCAATGCAAGAATGCCAATCAATATTCCAATCCAAGAGAATTCACCAGATTCACCAGTATCATCGGTTGTTGTTTCTCTTGCACGACTTTTACCACCAGAAAACCAGCCACCACTTGTTGATTTTCTTTTTCTAGGTTTTGAAACCAATGATTTTGTTTTTGATGTAACATTTGTCCAACCACCACCTAGTTTTGTAGAATGAGTAGTTCGCACTTTACCATTACTGTAAGAAACTGTTCTTCTTGTCGGTGAACCAGGAGGTTTCGATGAGGTAGAATAAGTTACTTTACCGGTACTGGAAAGTGTTCGTGTTGTTTTCGTATACTTTCCAGTTTTCGTAGTAGTTCTTTTTCGTGCGACCATTTCACCAACTTCGTATGTTATCAATATAAGCCCGAGCCGTAGACAGAGAGTCCATATCCAAATATCTCTCCATCATTTCGTATCTTAGCAACTCAAGCAAAGATTCCACTTCCTGCATTGTTCGATACGGCAAGGTACAGTACCAGCTTTCGAATTCTTCTTTATCGCCAATCGCCCAAATACAATCGAGCAATCGACATTGTTCTTCGTTCAAACCATCGATTCTTATGTCCATGTTCGATGCCTTTCTGCGACATGTTCTCGACCATCATACTCATGGATAAACCATTCAATGCCATCAGGAATCTCTACAATCTTCAGATTTGCAGCATGACCATTTGCAGACTCACCAAGTTCTTCTACGACCGACACTAAATCTGCATCTGACCGATTGTCATAGAAATCGTAGTCCGAGAGATAGTAATTGTCATCGTTTGCATGGCCTTTGACATAGTAACTCTCACGCTCAAAACCAAAAGTCTTGCCCTTTACGACCTCATACTCAATGCCTTTTCGTTGAAGCAATAATTCAAAGGCTTCATTAGACAGACCAAAACCACCAAATTCTGTATTAATAACTACCTTCATTCGTCTACCTCCTGTTCCCAATATCTACAATAGAAATGGTCACCACACAAATCAATTTCTCTCTGAGGATAACCTTCAGACAATAACCAGTCCCTTTGTTCTTCCCATGTATCAAATTTTTGTGGTAGTACCTTAGGGAATCCATACTTCCATCCACTCGGAGGGTCAATCATCATTACCATTTTTTTCATATTTTGTATACCTTGTAAGACCATATTTCATTAAAAGAAGCGTGATAGTAAAGTTTAGTATAAAGAATATACTAAAAATTGAAAGAATGAGGAGACCCATATACCACACTCCTTTGTGTAGTGTTTGATTTATAACATTGAAAAGTCATTATGTCTTCTCTCTGTGGTCCTTCTTCCACATTCAAAAACTCGACTTCATCCAAAAAGTGTTCTTCATTACATGCCGGACAGATTACAAAGAATGCCATAATAAACCTATTGTATCAGAGTATGTATAGAATTTGCGGTAAAGTTTCAGTATTGCCGATGAACAGAACGAGCATTGTTATTCCGTGAAACAAAGTCATATACTGTATTCTCATTGAGTAGCACAGAGAGTTCTAGGTATTCGTCTTCGAGGCGCTCTTCGTAATCCTCGTTGAAATGGAGTAGAAGCATTGACCTACGAATATTATTGCGCCTACGCCGTTCTTTCTTAGGGATTACAACAGTAACTTCAGTATCTTCTTCAGCCGTCTTTTCCATGACATTTTCCATCCAAAAAATTTTTTAGTGGCACCGAGTATAGGATTGCGAATTTGGGGAACAATAGGGAAGGCGGAAAGAATCTAGAACAACAGTAGACCATCTGTAGAGGACTCCCCGCTACTGTCCTAGGTGCCGATTTTGTCCTCACTATAGTCATTAACCACCTGCTCGACCATCTCTATAGACACGCCAAACATATTCGCAATTACACTCACAGGCAGATGCTCTTCCTCATACGCCTCTAGTATATCCATTACTAATTCTTTCATCTTAGCCATTTACAATTTCCTCATAATTTAGTGTTGGTTCTTTATACAGTATTTCCCCATCAAATTCTAATTGGGACTTTTCAAATTCTGATAGGTAGTCATCCTTAGCAGTAAAGAAGGAGATGATATATTCTTCAGAGAAGGTCTCATTGTATTCTATTTGGGACCGTATGGACAGAATGAATTTGGTCAGCTGGGTATCAGACAGGTCAGGTGCATTGGTCACCTTGTAATCTGACCCACCCTTGGACTTCCAGTAGGGTTCATCAGCGGTACCATAGTTCTCACGGTATTGGGTCTGTATGACAATCATTTGTACCATCCTAATTCAATTCCAACGGTTTCACGGACTGCGGTATCTGTAGCCTCACCAAAACGGTCATCTTTGGAGAGAGCGTTCATCAGCGCAAGGACCACGGTGTCTTGGAGGTTGTGTATCTTAGAGAAGGTCACAAGGTCAGCAACTGCAAGGTTACCTTCTTCGGAAAACATCTCATAATTGAAATTCATCTTATTTCCTTAAACTAAATCAACTTGAACATCAATACCATCGTTGGTGCGGGTACTGAAACCAACCATCTGTAATCCATGACGGCGGCGCATAGCAACTTGCATCAACGCATTCCACACAGCAACTCGCTGTTCTCTTTGAGGGAATCGGGAACCCATCAGGTCTTTCACTTGACAATCACCAATGAAAACCCCATTAATCACAGCACGGAATTTTTGGGTGTTGTTCAGACCGTCAATAATCACTTTGGTACGCATAGTGTTTCCTTAAGCAGCAGTATAACGATTAATCACTTTTTCGGAGAAGCGGGGTTTACGCATCTTCCGCACTTTCACTTCGACCGCATTGCAATCCAGAAAGGTATCAATAGCCATTCGAATCGCAGCTTCTTGTTCTAACTTCGCAATTTTCTTTTGAAGAATATCGGAGGGAAGGGTCGTGTTCATTAGTCGATGTCCATAGGGTTCATAATCAGGGCGAGTGCCACAATTCCCCCAACTAGAAAAAGCATCTCAATCACAATCATTTCAATCTCCGTATCAATCATCACAGTACCTATTATACAGAAACCCCGGCAAATGTCAAGCACTTTTTGGACTGTTGCGGGAATACAACAATCCGTTAAGTAAGTGAATACTAACTAACTTTAGCCCAGACTAATTGCCGTTCTGTATTGAATCGATTCCGCCACTCCTCTTGTTTTTTCTTTGGGAGTTCAGCAATGACCGCTTCTAATACACTACTCAAATACCCAGCAGAAAAACTATAGGAATTGGAGTTGGCGTAGTATTGCCCCTCAACCAAATCAGCAATGAGGTCATAGGTGTTATCGTTAGCATTAAATTGTCGCATCATTCATTCTCCCAGTACCAAGGACCAGTTTCATCATCAAAGTCAGGACCATAGAATCGAGGTCCCATGGAAAGAATATACTCATCCATCTCAGCTTCTTCTTCGGGCGTCATAGGGGTTTCGTTAGGATCAGAAATCATTGAGTGTCGGCTCCATACTATAGATTAACTCACGCTCTCGGGCATAGGCATTCTTACGCCCACGGACAACTTCTAGCACCTCATATTGTATCACTTCTGCATTCTGTAGTGCGGCACAAATGGACCAGTTCTTGTTCTCTACCTTAGCACGGGATAGGTGTTTTTGTACCCTTACCTTTACACTTCGGAGAAACGCACGACCAACGGCAACTGTCAATCCGATATAAGTCTGGTCATCAACTGTCAGCTGGTACAGGATGTAATTGCGGTCGTTTCGTTTTTTACGCATTAGGCAGGAGCAATTTCGTTAACTTTTTCGGTAATTTCAGAAATCACATTGTGGACTTCTTCTTCACTCAAATTGGATTCTTCAATAAAGGTTTCAATCTGAGCAACAATAGAATTACGCAAAGCAACAAGGTTCAGGATTTCAGCAGTAGTCATTATTCAGTCTCACTATAATTACGGTTCTTCACACAAAAATCTATTGCACTTTTCTCAGCGACATTCAGACACAGCGGTTCAAACTGGTCTAACTTCTGAAGGCGTTGGGAAAGGAATTGCACTAGATTGATTAGTTCTTGGAAAGTAGGTTTCTCATTCATCATAGAACCCATTATAGACTAAAACGGCAACAATGTCAAGCACTATTTGGACTATGTTAGTGATTACTTACTTACGGGGAGATTATACTACCAATCCTCTGCTTTATTATAATCGTTATAATCAGAGAGGTCAGGGTCTAGTGTGGGTATATCAATTGCAAAATCATCAGATACTAAGCCAGTATTAAATAATTTTTGTTGTGCGATACCTTCGGGAGTTCGATTGTATTCTATTGCGGTTTTTCTGAGTGCGTTCTTTACATTATCAGAAGCAGGTCGGTCTTTACTCGAGCAAGACTGGGAACAAAAGGGTCCTCTTTTTCTATGCTTTTTTGAGCATTTCGGACACACTTTCTCCCTATACATATTCGGCATTTTACGCTATTCCTTGCCAGACTGGTTACTACCTATCCTATTACAATTGTTTTGAGAGTATTCACTGGTACTTTATAGAAATATTCATCAGATTTTACATATTTGTTAGGATTTTCTTTTACTTCACACTCTAATATACTTTCTGCCTTACAACAAAACATACGGGTTTTTAGTGTATTAATTGAAAAGAAAAAGGTTGGGAGTTCATTCTCTAATAGTTTTTTCTTGCGATAAGGTACATTCAGCGTATCATAGGGAAATGCATCGGTCTTCCAATTATTACGCACTTCTACTTCAGCATATCCTACAAGTTTATTTTCTTTATATAAGAGTAAATCTACGCCATATACATTAGGATTGTCTTCGGCGATGATGTTTAGTTTAGAGGAAAAATAAGATTTGACTACTTGTCGGCCTTGATTATCGTATTGGTCATGGAGAGATTGGTCAAATCGTTTGGTCTTCATTACTGCCAATACCCATCACCATCAGGATATGCGGAGTCTAGGACTTCAGCAGGTTCTTTGCGTAGTTCTTCAATACGGGATTCTAATACACTAATGGCGACCAGTGCAAAATTGTCCTGTTGCTCTTGTATACGGGTCTTGAGCACTTCTACTTCATACTTCAAATGGTCTATATGATTCATGGTCTTCTCCTTTGTTTATGGTCCTGTTCGGTCTACCCAATCAAATACAATCTCACCGTTTTCATCTTTTATTGCCCATTCATTGACCAGAAAACGGGAATAGGTCAATGCGGATTCTAGGGACTGAAACTCTATTTCTTCTCCGTCGTGTAAAAGATAGTATTTCATTGCTTGTTTCCTTAATACATTTGCAATTGCTTCTTTCTCTATGGGTGATAGACATTCTTTCTTTGTCACAGCCCATATAAGATAATTTAGTTCTCTAGTAGGGTTCGATTCTGTATGTTCCAATATTCTTCGGTCGCTTTCTTTGCGGTGTCATAGGAAATATATTGCCCCAAATACTTTTCTTCATTGATTTCGGTGTATATCTTGGCACCATAGATGTTTGTGTGTGCCATATTGTAGACTTGCCCTACAATACGCCCAGTGGTTTGTATGTAATAATAAGACACCTTGTGTTCGGCATCACGCCATTCGTAATTATTCATAGAAAAATCTCACACCAGGTTGTGTTCGGTGTTCGCATTTGAGCGCAAGTCAAAAAGTCTCCAATCGTATAAAGAATTAAAAATACTGCAATGAGCATCAGCACATATCTCACAGGTTTTCCCAGTCGGTTTCGAAAGGTAGGACTTTGATTTCATACTCGGACTTTTCAATGAGATTTGCAAGTACCGAATTCGTATAGGCACTAGTGGAATAGCAATGTTCGTGGTCGGGTACTCTATAAATCGAACCTGAATGCCCTGTCACTTCATAGACCTTGCCAACCTTTTTCATACTGACAATACCTGAATTCAGTTTCCATGCATCACCAGTCAAATACCCTCCGTACCATGTCGAAAAGAGTTTATATATCGTTTCGTTTGGTGTGCTGATTTGTATGACCTGCCATGCGTCTGGTGCGTATTCGTTCAATTATATTCTCCATTCTCATTCTTCTTTGCTGGTTTGCGCCTCAGCATTCTACTCAATCTATATGTCCATTCGGTATAGATATGACGGACACCAATCGTGATTCGTAGATATGGTAGGACTGCACCAACATAAATTTCACTCAGGTCAATGCCACAATCAAGACTAAACGATACATGCTCCATCGTCCAGATATGAAAGATTAGCCAGTGCAATGAATAAGCATTGGCATTGAATTCATCACCTGGTCTGAAATGGTATCGTGGCACAAGAGGACAATAGTCATTACACCATAGTTTATGATACGGATAATGTTCCCACCAATCTTTGTCTCTATATGCCTGTGGCTCACTCATCTTGGGTCCATGCCTCCATCGCTAATTATATCACTATACTGCAAATTTATATTATCCAATCTTTCTTTCCACATTCTGATAGCGATATCCAACTGCCGAATCTGAGAGAGTCTAATGTCATCCATAATATTCATACCAACATACTCAGAATTCATGTTTCGTTCAGTCATACTCCAGAGCAAATCTCTCTCTTTTTGTAGAGTATGCAGGACTACATCATAATCGTCACTCATCGTCTTTTCTTCCATAATTCTTCATATACAATAATACAGATTCCTGGTATGAGACCAATAAGCAATCCCATCAGAAAGGTTGTCATTCTTCAACTCCAAAGCGTTCTCGTATAACAGCAGATGGATAGGTAGTGCCTCTGCCATCTGCTTCTACATCAGCAATAAGACCACATTCTTTTATAATCAACTCGGCAAATTTTTCAAAATCAAATGTGTTGTATAGACCAGCCTGTATAGCAAGTTCTCGGATTCGTTCGTTCATTTCCACAATACCTTACTCTCTACAAAACATTTAGCTATTTCATATGCGACCACAATTATAGCAATCGGCATAACAATCCATGATACAAGTGCAGTAATAAATTTCATTTCAAAACCTCATTTGGAAACTGCTCTGTAGGCACGAAAACCACCTCTCGTTTTGGCGTATAAGGAAAAGTAATAGGTACAAAACAATCGCTATTAGAGTAAAAATCTTTAGTCATTGCACCAAATTCTTCTGTCTCTCGCCATGACCAGAACACCTTACCATCAATGTCGTATGCTTGCCCACCATACCTATCTGCCTGTTTGAACACATGGCTGCATCGTTTATTCTGAAAGACACCTTCGCTTGCTTCATTCCATTCCCAATCTTCACCAGTCAACGGAGTAAGTGGTTGAAACATAGCAAGTTTACTAAACATATTCACAGTATATGATGCAGAAAACCCCGAATGCCCTTCATCAGTAAACACATCAAGCATCTTCAGTATATTCTTACAAACTGCTGCTTGCATTTCATCACAGTAGTTTCCGTTTTCGTCAATAAAACCAGCAGCACGGAATTCTGCCATAGCATGATAATGTAAATTACTCATTTATTTTCCATCCCATCATAATCAAATCCCCATTTAGTGCAAAACTCTTTTGCCTTTACGACAGCATCGGCAGCAGCTTGTTCTGCTTCGTCCCACGATTCAGCGGTGTATGCATCACCACCACAACCACAATCACAACCAAACTTAATACCCAAAGCAGTAGGAGACCATGTGGCATCCTCATAGTCACGGATCAAATTTACAAGTTCGGAAAATTTCATACCGTAGACCTCACTCGTTTATCAATCACAACAAGCAACAACCCATTTCGCACTACAAGGCAATGTCGATTCCAACTTGCACCGTATCCGTTCATTCATCTGTCCTTTTGTTTCCAAATTCATCGGTTTCTGTTGCCCAATGAATAACTTTCCAATCGTCTATGCAATTGCTCATTGAAACAAGTGAGCCTTTGCCATTGAGAAACATTTTTCCAGACCAATACTTGTAATAAGATTCAATAATCTGTTCCTCATTCCAGGTCTCTTGGACATGTTGTCCGTGCTCACCAGGAAATACGATGGTCCAGTATTTCATTCTGCATTATCCCAATCAGCAACATCAAAACTCATTCGTAACCATAGAAACCCATCTTCATAGAGTTTCGCTTCATACCGAAACCCACCAGTAGCAGTAATATAGAAACCATTATGTTCTAATGCACCGACAATCACATTTTGCAAATACTTCCTGCAATGTCTACGGAGAGCAAGAACATCTGGCACCTCTTTAGCATCAGCCCAAGTCCAATCCAGAAACTCCATCACCTTATGCACACGCTCGAAATCAAACTCATCCAAGCAGTCCATAATTAAATCATAATGTTTTGCTTCTAATTCCATAATATATCCTATCTCAATGCTTGTTTCATTAGGTAATTATACACTACTTCCGGGTCAATGTCAAGCTGTTCTTGTGCCGTTTTCATGTCAAATGCCTTGTTTGGAGATTGCCACCATGCCTCAACGCCATCTTTGCCGAGCATTGCGGTAAGTATCCAGTCACACCGTTTCTTTAGATTCTCGGTCATCTGCCCACCTTATCTTGGGATTAGTCTTTTCATATTCTTCTACAATCTCTGCCAGTGACCACATTGTATCAGTTCGAAAATCGTCTAACCAATCACCGAGACTGACCCAATCTTCAGACCTCATTGGCGGTACCCCTATTTCATCACCATAATAGATGTCGGTATTACCACCACGAACATCGAGGCGACCACAAGAGTAGTGTTCGGTGATTTGTCTTTTGTCGTTGAGTAGACCTCTTTCTTCGTACCACCAAAGAGCAACAGGTCCCATCCAGTTGGTACTATATCTGCACTTGCTCATAATTATTTTATCTCAATTGCTTCACATTTCAATTTTACATAGGTTTTATCGATAGATGGTTCTATGCGATTGCGTTCTGTATGGCACTCAGCCATAGTCTCAAAGTATCGTATCGTTTGCGTATTCGGCACGGCAACCATTGAATCGTTTACCGGTACTGCCAATAGAACAAACAGAAACAGTTTCATTCGTTTGGTTTGTCAATGATAACATGAACAGCAGGCTTATTGAGGCATTCTTGGATAACAGAGGTCAAATCTTTGCCGTTCTGTTGCCTTTGTTTCTTTTGTTCGTTGAATTGATGACATTTGCGTGGATCCATCCAATCTGGCAATCCTGCATCATCATCTGGTTCACCCCAATAGTTCTTCATTCTTTCCTCTCAATCTTAATCATTCGGCCATTGTTAAAAAGTGTATGATACTCAATCCATTTGTTACCTTCTTCTTTATTCTCACGGTAAAAGTCAATAACGCCATCGAACCTATCGCAAAATATCCATTCGTGCGATACCTCTTTCATATAACCACCGAACATGGATTCTTTATCTTCTGCCCATTCGTATTCAGTCTTTTTCCACCAGAGTTCATTCCCTCGTATTTCGTAAGTGTCGAGTGATTGTTGTGGTGTATCTTTTGTTTGATACTTTTCACGCTCATACCAAATTTCATCAAACATTCCCATAATATATTCCTATTGCAATGATGTCGTTCCTGCTTCGTGGCGCCTTGTTGACACCACATTCAATAACTTGTAAAAATTATCCAGTTCGTCTGTAGTCTCACACAATTTTGCTAGTCTTGCCAAAACCATACCTGATACTGCTGCTGTAGACATTCCTGTTTCTTCTGCAAGTTCATATAAAAAGTCATCGATTCCGTGAGCCACTTCTTCCATCTCTTGTTGTTCTAACATTTTTATAATCCTTGTATAGTTGAATGCCTAGTTCTTCTGCTTCTTTCTCCCATGGTAAGTCGAAATAGGATGTGCTATCAATATCTATGCTTCTTCCACGCCAACGATTACCTTCTTCATTGAGTTCACCACGACAATACTGGCGAACATGAACCAATTCGTGACCAAGTGTTTTGAGTTTATCTTCTAGGGAATCAGATGCACGGAGTTCAATTTCAAATGAGCGTGGCTGACCGAGAACATTATAGTCTTCAATGCCAACCTGTCCGTGTAGAGGACCCAAATTCTTTCTTTGGGTAACTTTTACTTCAATGTGACGGGAGAGTTGATGCGTGAAAAGACGGCAAGCATAGTATTCTAGTGCTTGCCGCATTGTTGAATTGATTTTGCCAGTAATAATCATATTGTCATTATAACACGGCAGAAAGGGTTTGTCAAGCACCTGTTAAGTGCTTGATTTAGTTAGGGATTTTGCAGTCGGTTGGCTTCTCGTTGGGCTTGATAAGCCGCAATGCACTCAGCAGTCCAGACCGTGTTCGCAATGGCAACCACATTTGCTGGCTGGCCTGTCAGGTCTTGCCCCGGTGTCAGGCTGGTGCGGTGATACTTCTTGGTGAGTTCAACACCATCTTCAATAATTTTGGTCGCCTCACGGTAGAGGATGATTCCGTTTTCAAGAACGGTGATTTGGTCGATTACTACTTGTTTTTCGAGTGCCATTTTGTTTTCCTTTCAGGTCTGTCTACACTAATCTGGTGTAGGTAGGTTAGGCTGCGACAAAAATAACAGTAAATCGAAATTCTGTGTTTGCTTGAACATAACTTGCAGACGCAGCCGGAGTTGCTGAATTACCATAACGAAAAAGTATACTAGGGTTGGACTTGTCTGAAAAAAGAGTCCATAGTCCGGTTTCTGTAGCCCCACCACCAGCGCTCCACACAAATACAGACCCAGCCAATGCGGTTGCCTGTTCTGTGTCATTGGCAATCGTAAAAGGTAAATTTATACTTACCTCACCCGTTGGTGAATTAACACTAGATGCCGTAATCCTACCTGTTACCATAACAAGCCTACCAATTTTTATGTAATACGCCGTGTCTTCACTGGTGGATGTAGTTATTGACCCTCCAGCAGAAGTTAGGGTTGCCGTATAAGTCCCTTCCTCATAATCATCCAGCGTGTTTGCGTCTGAACTTGCGTTTTGTGATGCAGGAAACTTAATTAGACCAGCATTAGTTGCTGATAAATCTAATAGACCTGTAAGTGATGTGTTACCATAAAATGTTTGACTTGGCGCAATCTGAGAACTTGTAATGTTACCAGTAATTTTAGTGTTAGCAACTGAAAGTATTTGGTCATTGGTGATATTACCAGAAATCTTTGTATTTGCAACAGTATCAATTTTTGCGTTTGTGATTGTGCCATCTACGATATTGTTCGCATTGATTGCTGTGGCACCTAATTTTGGGCCCGTGATAGAACCGTCAGCAATATCTGCGGCAACTACGGTACCATCTGCGATTGAACCTGCTGTGATTTTACTAAGAGCCATAAAAAATCCTGTGATTGAATGCTATATTTAGTCTATTTATAACTCGTATGTCTCATCAGCACTCAATTCTATCACTAAATTGATGAACATACAGGCATCATCCTCGTTTGTGAAGTGCCTTATAATGACCTGTCCTGTGTATTGAGAGATGACCGTCAAAAGAACATTGGTGTCACGAAATACAGAAAACTTGATAATCCATCCGTTGCGGACGACAGGTTGCCAAGACTTGGTTTTCAATGCCATGTCTAGAAACTTTTTGTTTGGTTGTCTTTTTGTTGGTCGATATTCACGCATACTCATTATGTATGCGTTTTGAAATTTAGGGTAAGAACTCTCGATTTACTTCATAATTCAACTGATACCATCTCCATGCATGACCATAACGAAATTTGTAGTAGAGCTCTATCATCATATTTTGATAGATTTCAAAGAGCTCTACTACTTGCATCAGCATTTTTTGCAGGCATTCCTTGCCATCATCATTGCTTTTGCTTCTTCATACTTACCCTCACGGGCCAGTGTAGAAGCGGCACGAGCAAATCCGATTTCTTTACATATACAATAGAACTTTTGAAATATTTTTTTCATTAGTTCTTGCCTGTAAACTTCTGTGTCTGCTCTGTGAACATTGTGTAAACAGAATCAGCAATTTTATTCATTTCTTTAGCAAAAGTTGTCTGTGCGTCAATGAACGATTGCATTGGTTCACGGACTTTGGCATCAGTAACGATAGTTTTGAGAGCATTGGATTTTGCAGATTGAATGGTGTCGATAAAAGCGTTGGCGTATGAAAACATGGTAATTATCCTATTGTGCAAGTTGATTAATTGTGACCTCTTTGAGCGTCACACACTTATTTAGTAGATTTTATGTTGCAAACGCACATTTTTTCAGGTATAAATAGGTGTAGGTCGCCGAGTTCGCAGCTCGCACCTACTCTAACACTATAACCATAAGACTAAGGAGTGTCAGCATGACTATCTATAATAAATCAAAAATCGCATTGCCATATGTTTACCGTTGTGTCGAAAGAGAAACGGGAAAGTTTTACATTGGTTATAGATACAAAAATTATGTTCCTGCGAAAGAAGATTTAGGAACTTATTATTTTACTTCTAATGATTACATCAAAAAAAACTTTGATAAATTTGATTATGAAATTGTTGCTGAGTTTCCAGATAGAAAAAGTGCCTTTGCATACGAAACTCAATTAATTCGTGAAACTGTGTGTGAAAAACAGATTAATGCAAGTAAACATAATAAATCTAAAAGACCTTATCAAGAATCACAAATACACTTATATTGCAAATTTCCTGGATGCGGTAGATACATTAATTCATCTGTAACTAAATTTTGTTGTAAATCTCATTCTTCTAGATATTCAGCATTAAAAAGCCATGGCAAAATTTAAGTATTTTTTCAACTTTGCCTGTTTATATCTTCTTCAGCATTATAAGTAGTTGGTGCTGCCTTTGATATAAGATGCTTTAGATGATCCTTCCTAATACGACAAGAAACCCAATCATTATAATAGTCTTCCCGAATCAAAGCACATTGAGTAATAATTTCAACTGTTTCCCAATACGCACACTCTGACCTTGTTTTACAAAGATGAAGAATGGTGCGTTTGAAGGGAATACCTAGTTTTACCTCCTCTTGCACCACCTTGTTTGAGCCATGATATTCTAACCAATCAGAAGTCTTACGAATTTTTTTTCGTTTGCCTTTGACTTGTTTTGAACCTGCCTTAGTGAAGAATTTTTTACCAATATACTTTCGACCAGTGGTTGTGTTTTCTAAAAGATACACAAATCCATAGTGGCCATCGATATCTTCTTCGTTAAAAATTCTTCCCTGATATAACCAACTCATTCGTCATCTTCAATTTGTTCAAAATCTACTAACATTTCGCCGCAGAACGGGCAGAAGTGTGGGTCATCAGCACAAGAATCTTCATCGTATTTTACTGTGAATTCTGAATCACAATTATCGCAAGTATGTTTCAATGACGCCATTAGTTACACCATGAAGATTTCTTTTCACCATGATAAGGTCTTGCATGACCATTGGCAATTAATAATGCAGACAATCTTTGACCATTCACAATTACATCACCAAGAACACGGCCACCATATTTGTCATGCTTCTCTAGTTCAATCAATACAGGCAATTTATTCTTGTATGCATTGTTGAGTGTGTCTTTTGTAAATTGTGATGCACGATTGGCGGCTTCTGCTTCTTGTGGGCATGCAGCACGATGACCTTTTTCAGGAGTATCTACACCAAGAACACGAATTGACAGTTTCTTTGGCAATGGGTCAGGTAGAAATGGTGCTGCAAATTCTACTGTGTCACCATCAATCACTCTTGTAACTTTCCAATCATATGGATTTGCAAATGCTGTCAACGAAACAAATGCAAGGCCTGCAACTAAAAGATTTCTCATGTTAAAATTCCTTTTTTAATATTTCTAATTTATGTTCTGCGTCTGCTGCACGACCAAGTTCGATATCTATTGCAGAAATTAAATCTTGATGTTCTTGTATTGCAGTAGGATTATTCAACATTACTTCAACATTCATCATGTGAACACGAATTTGTGATTCGTAGTGTTGAATGAGTGTGTGTTTAATTCTATCTTTCATGCGGCTTTCCCCCATACATCATCCCAATTACCTGACAGAGCACCTTTTGCATAGTCAGTTACACGATTTTCAAAGAAGTTACCGTGAATTGGTGCATTAATCATTTCTTCTACCCATGGCAGAGGATTCTTTTTGACTTTGAAGATACCTTTCATACCCATGCTAATCAATCTACGGTCAGCGATGTAACGAATATATGTTTTCACATCTTCTGACGATAGATTTGGCATCTCACCCATCTCAAATGCAAGGTCGATGAATTTGTCTTCTAGTTCGACCATCTTTTCTGCAATTTTATATATGTCTGACTTTAATTCATCATTCCAAATCTCATTGTTCTCTTGGATGTAAGTGCGGAACAATTTAATCATGTTCTCTGTGTGCATTGTCTCATCAACAATTGACCATGTAACAATCTGACCCATGCCTTTCATCATACCATGGCGTGGGAAGTTTAACAGCATGATAAAAGATGAAAACAATTGCATACCTTCGGTGAAAGCTGAGAAGACTGCAATGTGTTTTGCGGTGTTTTCTTTTGTTGTATTCTGTGACGACAATTCTTTTACATAATCGTGTTTGTCACGCATCTGTTGATACGCCAAGAATTGATTGTATGTTGTATCTGGCAGACCAAGTGTTTCAATCAAATGCGAATAGGCAGCGATATGCAATGCTTCTCTTGCAGCAAAACCAAGAAGCATCATACGAACTTCTGGTTGTTTGAAGTATGGGAGATAATTGGTAACATAACCACCTGCCACATCGATGTCGCCTTGTGTAAAGAAACGAAAGATGTGCGTCAGAAATTGTTTTTGTTCTTTAGTGAGTTTGTTCTTCCAATCTTTGACATCTTCTAACATTGGAACTTCTGAATGTAACCAGTGGGCCTGTTCGTGTTTTAACCATGCTTCGTATGCCCATGGATATGCAAACGGTTTGAAACTATCTCTTTCTTCTGTAATATCGTGCTTCTTCTTTATCATTTAATTTCCTCTTTTTCTAACTTATCTTTGTTTTCGTTCATCCATAAAATAGATTCTTCTTCAGAATTAAAAAATGGTGATACTCTACTTGCGATTTCTTTTTCAGACCAAAACCAAGTATATGTTGGTAGGCCTGGGTCTTTTACTTTCACAAGATTATAATTTTTCATTATCCTTCACATGCAAGACAAACTTCTTCTGTTGCCAATTGTTTCAAATCAATTTCTTTGATAACTTCTCTTTCAATTCTCTTACTCACTTTGTCTGCCTTTGCAAGTTTCTCTGAACGGCAGTAATAAAGCGTCTTCAAACCCTGTTTCCATGCCTGAAAGTGAACGGCATGTAAATATTTTATGTTAACATCTGGTCTAAAAAAGAGGTTGACAGATTGCGCTTGGTCAATGTAACTTTGTCTGTTAGCTGCATGGTCCACGACCCATCTCTGGTCAATTTCCATAGAGGTCTTATACACATCTTTTGTCCATTCATCCAAAAAGTCGAGATGTTGAACGGATCCGTCATTGGCGATGATGGAGGACCAAATCTCATTATAGTCGAGCTTTTCGTTTTCACTACACTTCTCCTTGATGATTTTATCCAAATGTTTGTTCTTGTTTAGAAATGCACCACTCAATGTATCTTGCCGATAAGCATTAGCACGAAAAGGCTCGATAGATGGACTAGTGTTACCCATAAGAATAGAGGATGATGCATTGGGAGCAATAGCCATGACATGACTAAACCTACGACCGGTACCAACAGCATCGGGTGCTTCCCCACGCTCTTTACCCAATTCAAAATTTGCATTGTCTAATCCTTTGCGAATGTGTCCAAAAATTTTATGATTTGCGGAAGTGGCCAACGCCGACTCCCAAGATAAATTATTACGCTGAAGATAGGCATGCCAACCAAGAGCGCCAATTCCGATTGACCTTTCTCTAGTAGCAGAATACTTTGCACGACTAACAGCATCAGGAGCATTGTCGATAAAATACTGTAATACATTGTCGAGCATCTCTGCAACATCTTTGAGGAATAAAGGATCAGTTCGCCAATCATCAAAATATTCCAAGTTGAGAGAAGAAAGGCAGCATACCGCAGTTCGTTCTTTATCTGTTGGTAGAATGATTTCACTACAGAGATTTGATTGTTTGATAGATAGACCCAACTTTTTCTGGAAGTCAGGTAGATGACGATTGCTAGTGTCAATGAAATGCAAATACGGTTCACCAGTTTGCATCCTCATTTCTAAAATTCTTTGCCATAATTCTCTCGCAGAAGTTGTATCACGAACCTCACCTGAATGTGGGTCTTTCAATTCCCATGTGTCATCTGCTTCAGGATCGAGCATACACTTTTCAATCAACAACATAAAGTCATCTGTGATGTTGATGCCATGATGCAGATTCAGACAACGCATATTTTGGTCGCCTGTTGGTTTACGCATCTCTAAAAAGATAAGAATATCAGGATGGGAAATATCAAGATAAGCAGCATAGCTGCCTCTACGAGTTCGACCTTGCCTGTAAGCAAGAGAAGAAGCATCATAAGTCCGTAGATGAGGCATAACACCAACAGATTTATCATCAGCACTACGAATACCAATACCGATTCCAACACCACCTCCTAACATTGAGAGCCAGTTTACTTCGGCGAGAGTGTCGACCAGACCTTCTGCGCTGTCATCGAGATATGGCAAGAAACAAGATATAGGAAGACCACGCTTAGACCTGCCAAAACTAAGAATGGGAGTGCTATAAGATAACCAATGCTTACTAGAATAATCGTATAAGCGCTGGGCATGTTCTGGATTGGAACCAAACGAGTGCGAGACATACGCAAACCTTTCTTGCGGAGAGACTTCATCCTCTCTCATGTAACTTTCTTTTAATCTTTTAATACCTAACTCATCAAACAGACCATCACGGGAATAATCTACTTTAATACCATGAACGATATCAGACATGCAATAACTCCAATTTATTATTATTGTTCTACAAATTCATTTGCCATGGGAAATACCGTGGCAATTACTTCAGCACATTTCTTTGCAATTTCAATGTGTTCTTTTTGTGTACCATTACCAGAACGGAGTTGTATGTAGTGAATCCAACTGCGGAGGGTACCATTCATGTATAAACGAGAAATGGTGTTGCCTTCTGGCAGAACAGCACGAGCCTGTTCTTTTGCAATACCATTTTCAACTGCCCATTGATATGCACTCTTGGCACACTCAATGACTTCTCTTTGTCTTTTATGCCATTCAATTTGTAGGCCATCGTTTGCATCGTCAAGTTCAATACTGTTCTGACGATTCTTTGTGTCTTGCAGTCTTGCTTCACGGGTCACAAAATCTAAATCTTTTGTTGGATCAGCATAACGCTGAGAGAATTCTTGAAATGAAAAAGAACGATGGCGAAGCATTTGTCTTGCGATGTCTCTTGTTGTTTCGATTCCTAAACACATGTTGACCATTTCAAGTGGTGAAAAATGACAATTTTTAATTAAATAACGAACCAATTTTTCACTGGTCTCTTTATTATTTT